TGCGTTCTACACGCAGGATGGCGGCACCACCTACTACGGCTTCCAAGCTGGGGATGCGATGGCATGAGCATTGCGAGGCTGATGCAGCAAGCGGCGGCTGGTGTGCCGACTGGTGGCGGGGTTGTCTGGACCGACCCTGACCTAGCTAATGCGTCGTATGACAGCGTTAGCTTTAGCGTGTCTGGGCAGGATGGGACGCCTGTTGGTGTATCTTTTTCAGATGACGGAACAAAAATGTTCTTAATGGGCCTGTCAACAGATAATGTTTATCAATACACGTTAAGCACTGCATGGGATGTAAGTTCTGCGTCTTACGACAGTGTTTCGTTTTCTGTGACTCAATTTGCTACGCAGTATAATATTTCATTCAAATCTGACGGGACTGAGATGTATATAATTGGTGGGGCTGTGGTTGGTCAGTATGGCCTAAGCACAGCTTGGGATTTATCTTCCGCATCGCACAGCTACACTTTAAATATTTCCTCCCAAACATCTGTTGGCCTCGGCGCGTTTGTTTCTTATGACGGCAATAATTTGTATGTAGCAGAGGCAGGAAGTGACAGTATTTTGCAGTATAGCCTATCCACCGCCTATGATTTATCCTCAGCCTCGTATGTTAGAGCGCTTTCTGTGGGGTCTCAAGAAACCATACCGCGAATGGTATATTTCTCACCTGACGGGACTTCTTTTTTCCTTATCGGCAGCGGCGGCGATGAGGTTAATGAATACTCATTAAGCACAGCTTGGGATATTTCCTCCGCATCCCACGTTAGAGCTTTTTCAGTAAGTTCTCAGGCGACAAACCCTCTTGGCTTTACATTTAAGACTGACGGCTCAAAAATGTATGTGGTGGATCAAGCCACTACAAACATCTACCAATACTCAACCGCATAGGATCAACCATGCTGCTAGTCAAAACCACAAACGGACAGGTAGAGCAATTCCCTTACACGCTCGGAGACCTTCGCCGTGATAACCCGCAGACCAGCTTCCCCAAGAAGATCGGTGATGCAATCCTCGCCAGCTACGGCATCTTCCATGTAATGCCTGACCCGCAGCCTGACCATGATCCGCTGGTGCAGACTGTCGTGCGAGATGCAGAGCCGCATCGAGAAACTCGGATCAAGCAGGCGGACGATCTGGAACCTGCTGACGTAGCCGTGGGCGACAGCTATGAGACTGGCCGCTGGGCGATTGGCTACACTGTCGCCAACAAGCCGCTGGATCAGGCAGAGCAGGCGGTGCGTAACCAGCGTGATCGACTGCTGTCGGATAGCGACTGGCGCGCCCTGAGCGACAACACGCTGTCGCCAGCTTGGGCATCGTATCGTCAGGCGCTTCGTGATATAACGGGGCAGGCGGGCTTCCCGTATGCTGTGACTTGGCCAACTAAGCCGGAGTAACCGATGCTAGGCTTTCACCCTCTCGCCTCTGCCCCGCTTGGCGATGATGGGGTTTTGGCCCAAAACTTTGTAGACGCCGCCGCAGTTGTTTCCTGCGCTGCTACTGTCAGCGCGACGGCTGAAGTTGCGCAGTATGTAGACGCCGCCGCGACTGCCGCTTGCGCTGCTACTGTCAGCGCAACGGCCTTCGCCACAAGATCTGCCGCCGCGACTGCCGCTTGCGCTGCGACTGTCACGGCCGCTGCCGGCATCAACCAGCCTGCCTCTGCCACAGCCTCCTGCGCCGCGACTGTCACGGCTGCGGCGCAGGTCGTGCAGTTTATTAATGCCGCTGCGGCTGTATCGTGCACATCCAGTGCCACGGCTGCTGCAGAGGTTGTTCAGTTCGTCAGCGCGGCAGCCGTTGCGAGCTGCGCTGCGACTGTCACGGCTGATGTCATCCGCATTCGGCAGGGCGCCTCACTGGTAAGTTGCTCTGCGACTGTCAGCGCAACGGCTGGTGTCAATCAGCCGGCTGCGGCAACTGTGTCTTGCGCCGCGACTGTAACTGCCAGCGCGCGCAACGTCAGGACGGCAGACGCGGCCGCGTCATGCGCTGCGACCGTCACGGCTTCGGCGGATCGGCTCAAGGACGGTGCGGCGGCCGCAAGCTGCGCGGCCACTGTCACTGCCGCGGCAAAGCGCACGCGGAATGTTGTTAGCCTGGTGCAGCCGGCCGCAACTGTCAGCGCGTCTGCGCAGCTTGAGGCTGTTGGCGCCGCCACGGCGGCTTGCGCTGTGGTTGTGTCGGTTGACTTCACGCGGACGACAAAGGGCGCGGCTTTGGTTTCGTGCGCCAGCAGCGCAACCGCCAGCGCGCGCTATAAGTGGGAGACCCAGCCGGACACCGGCGAGACATGGGTCGAGCAATCTGATACAAGTGAAATCTGGACGCCGCAAAGCGATACGGCGGAAACCTGGACGGAGGCCGCGTAATGGCTACGACGACTACTTACAGCCTCGAGAAGCCGACAGTCGGCGGCTCGGAAAATACTTGGGGCACCGACTGGAACAACAACGCCGACAAGATTGACGATCTGCTCGACGGCACCACCGCCATCAAGCCAAACCTTGACGAGGGGTTGTGGGAAGTCGGCGGGGTGGCGGTTACGGCAACCGCAGCCGAGTTGAACATTCTGGACGGTGTGACGGCCAGCACGGCGGAGCTGAATATCCTTGACGGGGTGACGGCTACCACTGCGGAGCTGAACATTCTGGATGGCGTGACGGCTACCGCTGCGGAAATCAACTTGCTTGATGGCTCCGTGGCGAACACTGTAGTAAACGACAAGGCTGTTGTTTACGGCTCATCTGGTGAGGTCCAAGCGGTTACTGTCCAAGCGGTAACCATCGATCTTGGAGACTGGACCATTTCGCAATCTGGCTCTGACTTGAAGTTCTCCTACGGTGGTGTTGCCAGATTTAAATTGACTTCCACAGGCGATCTTACTGTTGAAGGAAACATCACTGCGTATGGGAGCGCATAAATTATGGCCCTGCCGAGTTCCGGCGCAATCGCGCTTTCTGATATTCAGACTGAGTTTGGCGGCGTAAACCCCATCTCTATCAGTGAGTATTACAGAGGAACAAGTGTTGGGCTTGTGACCTTCACCAACGACACAAACTCCAATGCCAACATCCCTACGTCTCCCGGTAGCACAATCTCTTGGAGCAACTTTTATGGCGCCAAAGTTGGATACCCTACCATTGTTGACAAGACTAACAAGGCCACTGGCGGCACAGGATCGCCACTGTCCATAACAGTGCCTGCATCAAGACAGTCTGGAGACATTCTGCTTCTTGTGTCCGCGCACTCCTATTACAATTTTGATTACCCCTCTGGTTATGGCCCTACGCCTACTACTGGATGGACTAGAATATACGACTTGACTGCTAAGGATGACTTTGAAAGCCCTAACTTTGTGGCTTGGTGGAAAGTTTCTGACGGAACAGAGACAAGCGTTTCCTACACCACGTCTGGCTCAAGCAATAACTCCACATGTGCGGCAGTTTTTGTCATCAGGGGTGTCAACACAACAACACCGTTTCAAAGCACGGCTGCCATAACGAGGGCATATAACACAACAAGCACTATTAGTTTCGGCAGCGTCACGCCAAGCTACAAGGGTGGTTTGCTTCTGTGTCTTGCTGCCCAAGGTAGCACTGGCGCCATTACAACAGCGGGCGTCACACAGAATATCAGCAACTTTTCAGCAAGCGACTACAGGGATATACGTCTTGCATATGGCACATACCCCGTTGGAACAGCACAAAGTATCGGCTCCGCGTTTACCCCTTCCTCTTGGGGGGGCAGCTCCGCACACGCGGCGGTATCGTTTTCACTTTTGATACAACCAAAGTAGGTCGGCGTCATGAGTAGCATTGTGTTAAAACCAGATGTGACTTGGCCAGCCAAACCGGAGTAAGCCGATGCCACTGATCCCGCTCAAAATCCCGCCGGGTGTCTACCGCAACGGCACCGATCTAGAGAGTTCTGGCCGCTGGCGGGATGCCTCGCTGGTCCGCTGGCGCAACGGCAGCCTGCGCCCAGTTGGCGGCTGGCGCGTGCGGAAGGAAAACGCATTCGGCGGCGTCACGCGCGGGATGCACTCGTGGCAGGAAAACAGCGGCAGCCGCTGGGTTGCGGCAGGCTCGCACGACAGCCTGTATGTGATGACAAGCGGGAACACCGTCACAGACATCACGCCCGCGACGCTGTCGGCTGGTAATGTGGACGCAACGCTCAACACCGGCTATGGCGGCGCGTTCTACGGCTTTGGGTTTTACGGCAACCCCACCGTCGGGTCTAGCATTTACGCCGAGGCGACAACTTGGAGCCTCGACAACTGGGGCGAATATCTTGTGGCCTGCAATCCGCAGGATGGCGTGATCTGGGAGTGGCAGTTGAATACTGCCAACAACGCTGCGGCTGTTGCGAATGCGCCGGTAGACAATCTCGGCATCGTCGTGACCGAGGAGCGGTTTCTGTTTGCCCTTGGCGCTGGCGGCGATCCGCGCAAGGTGCAGTGGTCGGATCGGGAAGATAACACGACCTGGACGCCTGCCGCGACAAACGAGGCCGGCGACATCACGCTGCAGGGCAGCGGACAGATCATGGCTGGCATCAGGACGCGCGGGCAGACGCTGATCCTGACGGATCAGGACGCGCACGCGGCGGTGTATCAGGGTCCGCCCTTTGTCTACGGCTTTGAGCGCGTCGGAACGGCCTGCGGCTTGGTCGCGCGTAAGGCGGTCGCGTCGGTTGACCAGGGCGTGTTCTGGATGGGCCGTAACGCCTTCCACTACTATGACGGCTCCACAGTCCGAGAGCTTCCATGCGAGGTCCATGACTACATCTTTGGCGACATCAACAACGCGCAGATCAGCAAGGCTTGGGCGCTTTCCTTCGGCACCGAGGGTGAGGTCTGGTGGTTTTATCCGTCCAGCGCATCGCTCGAGTGTGATCGGTATGTGGTCTACGACTACAAGGCCAACTACTGGGTGATCGGCACGCTGGCCCGCAGCTCCGGCATTCCGCGCGGCGTGTTCCAATACCCGATGATGGTGGACACCGGAAACGAGCTTTACGAGCACGAGGTCGGCTTCAACTACGACAGCGCCAGCATCTTTGCTGAGAGCGGCCCGATCAGCCTGGGCAACGGTGATCAGGTCATGCAAGTTACCGACTTGATCCCTGACGAGCAGACGCAGGGCCAAGTGACAACCACATTCAAGACCCGTTTCCACCCAAATGACACCGAGCGGTCGTATGGGCCATACACGATGGCCAACCCGACCAGCGTCAGATTTACCGGGCGGCAGGTGCGAATGCGGATCAACGGCACGGCCGCAGACTGGCGCGTGGGCGTCATGCGGGTTGACGCTAAGCCCGGTGGCCAGCGGTGACGGTTCCGGTCGTCAGCCCTGACCTGCGCGTGTGGGCGGAAACTCTGCGCCGCTATCTGGCGTTGACGCGCAGCCAGCTCGCGGCTTTGACATCCGGCACTGCCTCGGCCGGCGATGACGGCACGCTGCTTTGGGACCGTGAGAACAAGTATCCGGTCGTGTCGATTGACGGCGAGTGGCGGCAGCTTGTGGTTGCCAATGGCTTTGCGTTTTTGACGCAGGATAATGATGTTACGGCCGCAGCATCCGACACCGGATATGCGATTGTCTTCGACACGCCGCCGGCTGGCTATGCGGACGGCATCAGCCTCGGCGCCTCGCCCAACCAAAGCCGGATTATCTTTGAGGAAGGCGGGCTGTATTACCTGACGTTCACGGCGCAGGTCTTCAGCACAAATTCGTCGCAGTCTGACTTTTACTTTTGGCCGAAACTAAACGGCACCGACGTGCCGGAAGGCGCAACACTGGCCAGCACTCACAACAACGGGCAGACCATGCCAATCACAAAGGGCGCGATATTTAGCGTGAGCGCCGGAGACTATCTTGAGGCCTATTGGGCGACCGGCTCACACACAGACAGCTATCTAAAGGCGTTTGCGGCGACGGCGTTTGCGCCCGCTACCCCGTCTGTGTCTTTGTCGATCACGAGGATCAGGGCGTGAGTTTGTTTGACGAGCTGCACCGCTGCCGCGGCTGGATTGAGGACGCGCTGGAATACTCTGGCGGCACTCACATCTTTGAGGACGTGGCGCGTGATGTTCTGGCTGGTCGGATGCAGTTGTGGCCTGCGCCAAGGGGGTGCGCCGTCACCGAGATCGTGGTATATCCAAGAAAGAAGGTTTTACACGTCTTTCTGGCCGGCGGCGAAATGGACCAACTGATCGAGATGATTGACAGCGCAGCATCTTGGGGACGGGCGCAGGGTTGCTCGGGGATGACGATGGCCGGCCGGCACGGGTGGGCCAGGGTGCTAGGCAAGCAGGGCTGGCGGCCTGTCATGACGGTTATGGAGCGAGGTATCTGATATGAGCGGCGGCAAGGGCGGTTCGACAAGTTCAAGCGTGCAGATCCCGCAGTGGGCAGAGGATGCGGCGCGCGCTAATCTGGCTCGTGCGGACCAACTAGCGCAGATCGGCTTTGTGCCTGAGACGGCGGCACTGCCGACGATTGCGGCATTCTCGCCCGCGCAGGAGGCAGCCTTCCAGGGCACCAACCTAATGGCCTCGGCCTTCGGGATGCCGGTTGCGGCTGGCACTGGGATGCCTGCGCCGACGGAATATGCGGGCGGCATCCGCGGCTACTCGGCGGCGCCGCTGTATGAGGCTGCGATTGCAGATCTGGCAGCTTCTCGGCCGGGGCAGTATGCGGCATTGCAGGCGCCGTTTATCGACCCGTTCACGGGCGCTGCGCCAGGCGCTCCGTTTGGGGCGGCGATTGCGCCGGCTGCTGCGGCTGCCCCTACAATGGGGCAGCAGATGTATGGTGGCGGCAGCGATGACAACTATTCGCCCTTCTACGGCGACGGCGGATCATTCGCCAGCTCTGCCCTTTCGGCGGCGCTGCCTGGCGGGGTGAACAATCCGAGCCAGTTTGGCGCGAATGTGCGCGATGTTTTCGGCATTGGCGGGACTGGCGACGTTGCCAATGCGCCTCGCCCGCCTTCCCGGCCTGAGGAACGTGAAGGCTCCAGCATGGGGAGTGGTAAATAATGGCAGGTGCAGCAAATCCGGCGATGACGCAGCCCAACGTATACGGGCAGGCATCGCAAGCATATCAGGGCGCGCTGGGCGGGACGGTTGCAGCAGGCCAGATGCCAGACATCGCGGCCTTCCAGAACCCCTACACGCAGCAGGTCATTGAGCGCACGCAGGCCGACATCGAGCGGCAGCGTCAGATGGCCGCCAACCAGCTCGGCGCGCAGGCATCGGCCGCGCGTGCTTTCGGTGGATCGCGGCAGGGCGTGGCGGAAGGCGTTCTTGGCGGTGAATACGCTCGGATGGCTGGCGACATTGCCGCGCAGCAGCGTCAGGCAGGCTTCAATACGGCTCTGGGGGCTGCGCAGCAGCAGCGCGGGCAGCAGCTAGCAGCGGCTGGCCAGCTCGGCAACTTGGCGCAAACTGGCTTCGGCTTCGGGCAGGCAATCCAGGGCCAGCAGATGCAGCAGGGCGCGATGCAGCAGGCGCTGCAGCAGGCGCTGATCGACGCGGCGCGTGGGCAGTATGCCGGATTTACTGGCGCACCGCAGCAGTCGCTGGCGCTTCCGCTGCAGGCTCTGGGCGCTGCGCCAATCCCGCAGACCACAACGCAAACGCGGCAGCCGGGTCTGTTTGACTATCTGACAGCCGCCGCAAAATTTGCTTCTGGTTTCTAATATGGCGACATACCCCCAATACTTTCAGCTAGGCCAGAACCTGCCCAAGACGGTGGGTGGGCCGCTGCCTATTGGGACGCCAGACTATATCATCAAGATGCTGGAGGCGGCCGGCGTCCAGCCTGCCCCCGCCTATAGCCAAGCAAGGCCGGTGCCGATGCCCGTTGTCCGGGCGGCGGAAGCCATTAGATCGATTGAGAGCAGCAACAACTATCGGGCGCTCGGACCGACAATCGACGATCCAAACAGCATGTATTACGGCGACCGAGCATATGGCGCCTACCAAGTTATGGGCAAGAATATCGGGCCGTGGACACGAGAGGTTCTTGGCAAGGAAATGACGCCGGAAGAATTTCTGGCTGACAGGGCGGCTCAGGACAAGGTTTTTCAGGCAAAGTTCGGCCAGAGCTTCTACAAGCATGGAAACCTTGAGGATGCCGCGAGCACTTGGTTTACGGGGCAGCCGCTATCGCGCGGGGCCGGGCGTTCTGATACACTCGGCACCACGGGGTCGGAATACGTTGATCGGTTTTTGAAGGCGCTGCCAAGCGAAGAAGGTGATCCGATGGATATTAGGAACATGGCCGCGCTGCAGCCTGCACAACCGCAGCCCGCGCAACCGCAGCAATCTCGGATGGCTGGTCTTTTGTCTGACCCTGCCCTGCTTGAAAACCTCGCGCTGGCCTTCAATACGCTGCGCATGACGCCTGACGAAAACCTCGCAACCGTGATCCGCGGGCGGCAGGAGCGTCGGGCTGACACCGCAACGCGCAACCGCACCATCGAGTTCTTGCGGCAGCGCGGCCGCGAGGACCTGGCGGCGGCTGTTGAGAGCGGCGCGATTGATGCCAAGACGGCGGCGGCGCAGGTTTTTGCAAAGCCTGAAATGCAGCAGAACTATGAGTTCCTAGTCGCACATGGAGTGAAGCCTGAAAAGGCGCTGCAGGCTGTTCGGTCTGGGACGACCATAAACATGCCTGGCGCTCCAACGATCGGCACAATCCCCCCAGGATACCAAGCCATCCAAGATCCTGCGACTGGTGAATATCAGTATAAGCCTATTCCCGGCGGCCCCGTTGAGGCGGGAGAAAAGACGGAAGCAGAGCGAAAAGCAACGGCCGAGGCTACGGCGCTGAATAGCATTGCGTTGATCGACAGCGTTCTCGGCGATCCCAACCTTGGGGCAATAACCGGAATGGTCCAAGGGCGGCTGCCGCCAATGACGCAGGTCGGCACAGACTTGAATGTCAAAATTGAGCAGCTCCAGGGCCAAGCATTCCTGCAGGCGTTTGAGTCGCTGAAGGGCGGCGGGGCCATCACGGAGCGTGAAGGCATCGCCGCTCAAAACGCAATCGCACGACTGAACCGCGCACAAAGCGAGGAAGCCTTTAGAGATGCTCTTGTCGAATTGCGCACCATCGTGCAGCGCGGTTTGGGGCGGATTGTGCCGCAGCAAGGTGCCGGCGCTGGCGCGCCAGATTTTAGCACGATGTCAGACGAGGAGTTGCGGGCGTATATTGCAGAGCAAGATGCCCGCATTCAGCAACTTAGGGGGCAGTGATGGCTGACAGGGAAACTGTAGCACTGCAGCAAGCACTGCTTGAGCGCGCGCGTCGTGAGCTTGAGAAGCGAGCGGAACCAGCAACGCAGCGCCTCCGCTCTGCCGCGCAAGGCCTTACATTCGGCACTGCCGACGAGATTGAGGCGCGCGCCCGGTCGCTTGCAACGGGGCGGCCTTACCAAGAAGTTCTGGACGAAATCCGCGGCGGGCTGAAGGCATATCGGGAAGCCAGACCAGTTGAAGCTATCGGCGCAGAAATGGCTGGCGCAGTCGCCCCCGGCTTGCTGTCTGGCGGCGCTGGCTTCGTCGGAACCGGCGCGCGGCTTCTGCCGCGTGTAGGCCGCGCTGCGATGGTCGGCGCAACAGAGGGTGGCGCCTATGCCTTTGGCACCGGGGAAGGCAGCTTTGGCGAGCGCATGGCCCGCGTTCCGGGCGGCGCCATCGCTGGCGGCATTGCCGCGCCAGTAATGGGCGAAGCAGCAAGGCTTGCAATGCGGCCTGCGCAAGCGGTCATTGACATCGCTCGCCGCCGCCTCGGCGGTCGCGGCGGTGCTGCGGTTGAGGCAGAGTTGCAGCGGCTTCAGCAGGAAAGCGGCAAGACGGTTGACGAAATCGTGCAAGACATCGCCAGCGGCCGCATCATGGCTGAGAATGCTACGCTGCGCGATGCAGTTCGCGCGTATCGTGCGGCTGGTGGCGAGGGGGCCACAACCCTTCAGCAGGCAATGACGCGCCGGCCGCAACAAACGCGCGAAGAGGCTATGTCAGAAATCCAGCGTTATCTTTCAGACGTTGGCGACGAAAACGTGATGCGCGGCGTGCGCCGTAGCGAAGCAGAGGCAAAAGCAGCCGAGCGCGCGGCCTATGCAGGTTTTGAAGGCCGGCCGGCACCGGCAGAGGTTGTCGATGCTCTGGGCGAGGCGCTGCGTCGAGTTCCAAGTGCTGCGGATGAAGTTGCTACAATGCTACGCGCGCAGACCGGGCAAAGCCCGTTCTTTAATGTGCTTGAGGACGGCACGATTGAGTTCACTCGCACCCCTACGCTCATGGAAGCCGAGCGTGTGCGCCGCGCAATCGCCAACCGGGCAACGCAGCTTTACCGCAGCAGCCAAGGCGGTGCGGGCGAGGCGGTTGCTGACGTTGGCGGTGGGCTGCGCGAAGCGATTGACATTTCCGTGCCAGAAATGGCCGCAACGCGCGCGCAGGCTGCCACGACACGAGTTGCACGCGATAGCTTTGAGAGCGGGCGCACGATCTTCGGCAAGTCGTCAGATGACATCGAAATTGAGTTTGAGCGGGTGTCAGGCGCGGGCGACGAAGCGGTGCGTTCGTTCCGCGCTGGCGTAATGGATGCGCTGCGGCGGCGGATGGAGACCGGCACGCGCAAGAGCATGATGGGCCGCCTGGCAGACCCTGACACGAAAGAAGGGCGCATCTTGCGCACGGTATTCCCGCAGGATGAATTGCCGTCAGTGCTGGCACAGATCGAGCGCGCCGCAGAAAGCCAAGCGGCATCATCGGCAATCATGGGCGGATCGCCAACGGCGATAACGGCGCAGCAGCTCACCCGCCAGGGCGCTAATATCGGCGCGGAAGACATCAGCGCCGTTATGAGCGGCGACATCGTTGGCATCGCACGCACGGCCAACAAGCTGGTCAGGAGCGCGGTGGAAGGCCTGACTGACGCGCAGCGCAAGCGCATCGTTGATATACTTGTGTCGGAAGACCCCAATGTGGTTCGCCGTGCGCTTCAGGACGAAAGCGGTATGGCTGCTTTCCAAAGCGCCGTTGAAAATGCGATAATGCGCACGACTGCCGGGATGCGGCGCGGCGCTGTCGTTCCGGCCGCAGGCGTTGGCGGGGAAGTAACCGGCGGCCTTCTGGCTCAGTGAGGTAAAGATGGAAGAAGAAATCGACATCCTGCTTGGCGTAGAGCCTGAAGACGAGACCGAGGAATACGAAGGCCCGCAGGCTCTCAGCATGGACGACATCGAGAGCATCGTCAGCCGCGCGGTGGATGAGGCTGTTGATTTCGTTGAGAGCGACATCGCGCCAAACCGCATCAAGTCGCAAGATTACTACGACGGCGAGGTGGATCTGGGCTACGAGACCGGCCGCAGCAAGGTTGTCGCAACGCGCGTGCGTGATACTGTTCGGGCCATCAAGCCGAGCCTCATGCGCATCTTCCTGTCATCGGCCCGCTTCGTTGAATACATCCCGCGCGGCCCAGAGGATGTGCCGTTTGCCGAGCAGGCCACAGAATACATGCATTGGAAGTTCCAAGAGCTTGGCGGCTTCCGACTGCTGTCTGATGTCTTCCACGACGCGCTGGTAAAGAAGACCGGCGTGATGAAGGTCTACTGGGAAGACGTTGACACGTCCAAGATCTACACATTTAGCAACCTGAATGACTTGCAGTATCAGGCACTCATCCTTGACCCTGACGTTGAGGTGATCGAACACAGCCAGACCATTGAGCAGTCAGAGGTCATGGCCGACGGCATGGACGTTGTGCAGCCGCCCGTCAGCACGCACGACATGAAGATCATCAAGCGCAGCAGCCGCGGCGAAATGCGCGTCGTCAGCGTGCCGCCCGAGGAGTTCTTTATCGACCGCAACGCCCGGTCGATTGATGACTGCTACATCTGCGGCCACCGGACAGACATGCGCGCCGGCGACTTGATCGCCATGGGCTATGACCCTGAGATTGTCCGCAGCCTTGACAGCTCGTCGGACCAGTTGATTGCGACCGAGGAAAACGAGGCGCGGCGCGGCTACGCGACCAACATCGACGAGACTGAAGACCCGGCCGATCCGTCGATGCTGAAAGTCATGGTGACGGAAGCCTACATGCGGATGGACGTTGAGGGCACTGGCGTTCCGATGCTCTACCGCATCGTGCTTGGCGGCTCGCGCTATGAGCTGCTTGAGGTTGAGCCGGCCGACGAAATCCCCTTCGCCATCTTCGAAATCGACCCAGAGCCGCACACATTCTTCGGCAAGTCGGTCGCCGATCTGATCCGCGAGGACCAAGACGCCGCAACGGCCATCCTGCGCGGCATCCTCGACAATGTGGCTATGGTCAACAACCCGCGCCTGGCTGCCGTGGACGGCCAGGTGAACATTGACGACCTGATGAACAACGAGATCGGCGCGATTGTTCGGATGCGCGCGCCAGGCATGGTGCAGCCGCTGGAGGTGCCGTTTAGCGCAGGCCAGACGCTCGGCGCGCTAAACTACATGGACAACCAGATCGAGATGAAGACGGGCGTCAGCCGCGCGTCTATGGGTCTCGATCCTGACGCGCTGCAGTCCACCACCAAGGCGGCCGTCACAGCCACTGTGCAGGCCGCTGCGGGGCAGGTAGAGACAATGGCACGCAACCTTGCCGAGGGCGGGATGCGGCGCCTGTTCGGCCTCATGCTGCGCCTGATGGTGAAGCACGCGGACGGCGAGCAGGTGATGCGCTTGAACGGCATGTTCCAGCCGGTTGACCCGCGCGTCTGGAACACCAGCATGGATGTGTCGGTGAATGTCGGCCTCGGCACCGGGCGCGAGGAAGAAAAGGCTGCGGCGTATCGTGAGATCATCGCGCTGCAGACGCAGATCTATCAGACTTATGGGCCGAGCAACGGCATGGTCACGATGACTAACATCCGCAACACCATTGGCGACATGCTGGCCAGCGCAGGCATCCGCAACTCGGATCGCTACTTTGCGCCCATGAACCCGCAGACGGAAATGATGCTGCAGATGCAGGCTGCTCAGGCCGCGCAAGCCGCGCAGGGCCAGGGCGGTCAGGCTGACCCGAATGCGGCTTACCTGCAGGCCGAGCAGATGAAGGCTTCGGCGCGCGTGCAGGCTGACATGATGAAGACGCAGCTCGACGCGCAGAAGATGATGCTGGAAGACGACCGCAAGCGCGATGAGATGGCGCAGGATCTAGCCATTAGGGGCGCCGATCTGCTTGGCAAGTATGGCATCCAGCTCAATGAGCAGGCGATCCGCGCCGAGCAGGATCGGCAGCGCATGGCGATGGGTGTGCGCTGATGGACAAGATGCAGCGCGCGAAGACGGCGGAAGTGCTGCTTCGTGACCCCGTTTTACTGGAGGCCTTCGATCTGGTAAAACAGACCCAGATTGGGGTGTTCGAATACCCCAATTCCTCGCAAGAGGATATTATGGAAGCGCACCGGATGGTCCGGGCGCTGGCGCTACTAGAGAACCAGCTCACCTCATTCGTTGTGGATGGGAAGCTACTTGAAAAGCGCAGTAAGTAAGGATCAGCACCGTGGCCACCACGACTGACAAAGCGATGACTATCGAGGACGCTGCAGGCCTCTTGTTGCAGCCAGAGGAAGTTGTCGAAGATCAAGCCGAGGAGCTTGAGGAAGCCGAAGCCGACGAGGCGGAGGCCGAAGAACTTTCGTCTGATGAGGCGGAAGAAGACGCTGATGAAGAAGTCAGCGAGACGGATGACGACGAGGCGACAGCGGAAGAAGCCGCTGATGAGGACGCGAACCTGATCCCCGTCAAAATTGACGGCAAGATCGAAATGTGGACCCTTGATCAGCTAAAGCAGAGTGCCGCCGGCCAAGGTTACATCCAACAGCAGATGCGGGAAGTCGCAGAGGTCAAGAAACAGGCTTCTGATGTCTACCAGCAACTGCTGCAAGAGCGTCAAGCATTGGCGCAGATGTATCAGCAACTCAGCAGCGGCGAGGTGCCTTTGACCCCGCCAAAGCCGCCGTCAAGGGATATGCTCAACTCCGATCCAATCGGCTACATGGAAGCCCGCGCACGCTACGAAGAAGACGCGCAGGCTTATCAGGCCAACATGGTGAAGATGCAGCAGCTTCAGCAGCAGCAGGAACAGGTGAACGCGCGAGCGCGTCAAGCCTACCTGCAAGAGCAGATGCAGCTTCTGCAGCAGTCTATCCCTGAATTTGCAGACAAGAAGACTGGCACCGCCGTGCGCGACCAGATCATTCGAACTGCTAATGAGGCGTATGGGTTTGATCCCAATGAGTTGGCAGGCGTTTCAGATCATCGGCATGTTCGGGTGCTGTATGACGCCATGCGCTACCGGCAAATGATGGCCGAGCGTAAGGGTGCAGAACAGCAGAAAGTTGCTAAGGCCCGCCCAGTTGTGAAGCCGGGTGCTCAGGTCAAGCAAGACCCGACGCGCCAAGCGAAGAAGCGCCAAATGGCTAACGCGAAGAAAACCGGCAAAGTCGAAGACTTTGTTGACCTGCTTTTTAGTTGATAGGAGGCCGATATGGCACAACCGACCAATACCTTCGACTCGTATGATGCAAGAGGCATCCGCGAGGATCTTGAGAACATTATCTACGACGTGTCCCCCGAGGAGACGCCGTTCTACACTGCCTGCGCCAAGGTGAAGGCAACCAACACGCTGCACGAGTGGCAGACCGACGCTCTGCGCTCGTCGGCCGACAACAAGCACGTTGAAGGCGACGACACCGTTGCGGAGGCCCGCGCGGCCACTTCGCGTCTGGGCAACTACACCCAGATCTTCAAGAACGCGGTCGTCATTCCTGGCACCGACGATGGCCTGAACAAAGCCGGTCGCGCACGCGAAATGGCCTATCAGGTTCTAAAGATTGCCAAGGAGCAGAAGCTCGACATCGAGAAGGCTCTGTTTGCCAACAACGCTCGCGTTGCCGGCAACTCGTCCACCGCTCGTGAGCTGGCTGGTGCGCCCGCATGGCTCATCAGCAACACGTCGTTTGGCGCCAACGAGGGTGCAGACCCGACTGGCGACGGCACCGACGCTCGCACCGACGAGACCACGACCCTGCTCGACTTCACCCAGGCCCGCTTCGACAGCGTGATGCAGTCGATCTGGGTCGCTGGTGGCAAGCCGGACAGCGTTTACCTGTCGGCCTTCCAGATGAACGAGGCTCTGGGCTTTGTTGGTAACAACAACCAGCGCTCGAACATCCGCGCAGAAGGCGAGCGTGTCATCAAGCACATGGCTGTCTACGTCACGCCCTGGGGCACGGTGGAGTTTAAACCTTCGCGCGAGAACCGCGGCCGCGACGTGTTCATCATGCAGGATGACATGTGGGCTGTCGGCGTCCTGCGCGCGACCAAGAACGAGGAACTGGCCAAGACCGGCGACAACATGAAGCGCCAGGTCGTCACCGAGCTGACCCTCGTCTGCCGCAACGAGGCGGCGTCTGGCGGTGTGTTCGACTGCACCACCTCGTAATGATAGAGAGGGCGGCTTTCGGGCCGCCCTCAACCTATCCACATGGCAGAATATCTGGTAACCTGTGACAGCATCTTTCGCGCCGGCATTCGCTACCGCCGCGGGCAAGTGATGCGGATGCACGAAGACACTGCGGCGGCGATGCGTAACGCCTACCCGCAACTGACCTTTGAGGAAGTCCATGACGACCAAGATCGCGGAGCAAGTATTCGAGGACGACGGCAAGTTGATCGTGAAGGAAACGCACGACTTCACGCCGGTCATCGAGAAAGCCAAGCAGCTAAACCGGAACACGGACGGCAGCTTCGGGGAGAGCAAGTTGGTGGGCTTGATCCCAATGAAGCTGTGGGCGGAGTGGGCCAAGGAGGCCGGCGTAAGCGCGGGCGACCAAGGCGCAATGCGGGAAATCGTAGCCCGCAAAATGAATGATCCAGATTTCGCGCTGCTGCGCGTTTGGGAAGGCAAGTATTAAGGGTGCTGCGTGATGGAAATGCTTGAAACATTCATGAAGTGGATCGTTGCGCCAGTCACCGCGTTTGTGTGGTTGCTTCATCGCACGCAACAACAACAGACTACTGACATCGCAGTTCTCCGCGCCACCATGAACGAGCAGAAACTGGCCCACGACCGCGAGATTAAAGAGATTAGAGAGAGCTTTACGCGCGTGATGTCGAAGCTCGACACCATCGAGCAGGCCTTGCGGAAGTGACACGTTGGACCCCGTTACAATCATAGCCACCGCCAGCGCGGCGTATAATGCGCTGCGAAAAGGCATCGCGGTCGGGCGTGAATTGCAAGATATGGGGTCACAGCTCGCCACCTGGGCAGGCGCTGTTTCAGACCTAGAGTTCTTGGCCAAGAAGGCTGAAGACCCCCCGTGGTGGCGGAGCATCGGCGGATCGGTGCAGGCTGAGGCTGTCGAGATATTCGCGGCCAAGAAGAAGATTGAGGCCCAGCGGGCAGAGCTGAAGCAGTTCGTGCAATTTAGCTACGGCCAATCGGGCTGGGAAGAATTGCTGCGGATCGAAGGTCAGGTGCGCAAGCAGCGTCAGCAAACAGCCCACAAGCAAGCCGAGATGAAAGAGCTGGGCATCACGATTATCCTAGCATTTCTGGCGGTGGCCGGTGGAATTGCAGGGTTGTCACTTTTGGTCTTCATCCTTTGGTCAATGCAGGAAGCGCGATGAACGAATATATCCCCGACAAGGCGGCCTACCAGAGCAACCGCCGCCGCATGGCCTGGGCGGCGCTGCTCATGATGATCGTCTCAACCGGCGCGGTGATCCACGATCCCGCCCGGATGGCGCAGGCCGACGCGGTTCTAATGATGATGTATGGCAGCTTGTCGGCGCTGGTTGGCGCCTACTTCGGCTTTGCCAACACGGGGCAGGGAAAGTGAAACTTGCCGCCTCTCTGGCGCTCTGCGTGGCTCTGGCGGGGTGCTCCAGCCTGCCGCTCGGGCTGCTGGGCGGTGGCGGGCCAAACGTGGCCGCAAATACGCAGGTCGGCAAAGAGAACCGGCAGGCAGTATCGTCAATGGAGTTTGGTGATACCGCAGGCCGAGACATCGTCAGCAAGGAGCTTGAGGCTGGCCCGGTCGAAAGTCTCAACATCACCAACCAAGACATTCCGCCCTGGGTCATCCTGCTGATGCTGCTTGGCTGGCTGGCGCCAAGCCCCGGCGAGATCGGGCGAGGGATTTACAAGCTGTTAAGAGGGTAACATGCGTGAGAATTTTGAGCACTGCCTGAAGATGTTGCTGGAGCACGAGGGCGGCTTCGTCAACCACCCCAAAGACCCAGGCGGCATGACCAACTTGGGCGTCACCAAGGCAGTCTACGAAACCTACCTGCGGCGCGGCGTGACTGAGCAGGAAATGCGGGCGCTGACGGCGGAAGATGTCGCCCCGCTCTACAAGCAGAAATACTGGGACCGAGTGCGCGGTGACGACCTGCCGAGCGGTGTTGACTGGTCGGTGTTTGACTGGGCCGTGAACAGCGGCACTGGCCGAGCGGCCAAGGCGCTGCAGCGGGCAGTCGGCGCGACAGTGGACGGGGCAATCGGACCCGCCACCCTGCGCGCCGTGGCAGACCACGAGCCTGTGGAGATCGTCCACCGCATCTACTACGCGCGCAAGCACTTCTACGAAAACCTGAGCACCTTTGAAACCTTCGGCAAGGGCTGGACGCGGCGCAACAGCGAGACGCTGGAGCAGGCGTTAAGAATGGCGGCAGGCACATGAGGGGCGCAGCCAAGAGCCATATCGACGAGATCATGGCGCTGTATGATGAGCTGGGCAGCATCCGCGCGACTGCCAGAGCGATGGGCGTGAACTACACCGGCGTGCGTGATCGGATCACGCGCGAGCTGGCACGGCGGCAGGCGGAGCAAGATCTGGAGGTCGCAGGCTACCAGCTCGATCCGACGAACAAGACGCCAGAGGAAGCGTGGAAGGCCCATAAACAGGTATTTGAGCGCAGGGTCGGCAAGTCGATTGGCCACTACGAGCGCACGATCCGGCGGCACGGGCCGTTCGTGATTTTCCACGCGACCGACGAACACGTTGACGATGACGCATCGGCCCTGATGGTCCTCGAGGCCGACATCCGCGCGTCGCACGACATGAATGCCATCATGTGCCACGGCGGCGATCTACTCAACAACTGGCCCGTGGCTGGCAAACTTGCGAAGCAGTGGGCAGAGCAAGCCTGCACGCTGCCAGACGCCCTGCTGCGGGCGCAGCACTTCATCGAGATGTTCAAGCCTGACGTTTGGGTGGACGGCAACCACGAGGAGATGAACCCCTACCTCATCAATTTGTTCGAGACGTGGATGCCGGACAACGTGATCCGCGACTACTGGCGCTGCAACTTCGTCGTGGAAACGCCAGAGCGTGACATTCGCGTGTCGCTGTCTCACAAGTTCGCCAAGGGGTCGTCATGGTTCCACGGCCTGCACGGCCACATCCGCGAGACGCTGCAATCTGACGAGCGCGACCTGTATATGGACGGCCACTACCATCAAGCCGCGACCATGTATTACCACCTGCCAGAGCGGTCGCACTCCTGCCTTCTGGTCGCGTCTGCGGGCTACAAAATGGTGGACAAGTGGGCAACTAGAATTAGTCGCGGCGGCAAGTTGCCACACCTACCTGGGCGCGCGCACTGGATCGTCTGCGATCCGTTTGCCGATCCCGGCGCGCAGGTGTGTCATGCGTTTGAGCAGCCGCAGCTTGCCGAGGCGTTTTTCAATACGCTGCAAAATCTGAGGGAAGTCTGATGTCAGATATTCAATACGATGAATGCGACTGGCGCATGGAACGTGACGGCGAGCTGGTGCTGTCCAAGAACGACGAGGACATCGTGGTGCTGCGCCTGTCGCCAGAGCAGCAGATGGCGATGGCTACTGTTCTGACTGCCGCGGCAATGCGCCAGATCTATCCGCCCCGCCCTGCAAATACCTCCGCAGCGTAGAGCGGTCTATCCCCAGCTCTTTGGCGGCTGCGCTGACAGACCGAAACTCAAGCGGGCCGATCTTCACTGGCTTCGCGTTGGACCGGTGGTGCTGGTCGTGCCTCCCGCGCCCAAGGCCAGCGTGATCGGCGCGGCCACGGGCGACGAGGTTGTTGATCGTGCGGTGCGAGACGCCTAGCGCCCTGCCGGCCGCCCTGGCGTCCTCGTAGACCACGCCGCGGATCATCACCGGCAGCGCGCCCTTGCCCTCCTGCTTCATACGTCCTGCCATGGGTCAGGCTTCCGCGGCTTTATCTCTGCGATGACCTTCACATTCGGCTCTAGCTGCAGCACGCGGGTCGCGGCCTTTTCCCACAGCTTTTCCCAGTGATCCCGCTCCTCGCGCAGGCGCGCGTTTTCTTTCTTCAGGGCTTCCAGCTCGTCTTGCCAGTTCCACTTAGCCATCACGCCTCTCCTTTCGGCCAGTAGTAGTTGCAGTTTTCACCCTCCTCGGGCAGCCCCACGAACCATGCCTGCATATACTCGCTCGCCTTCGTGCCGCTGGCAGGGTTCCGGTAGCACTTGGCCTTGAGCGGGCAGGTCTCGCTGCCGCACATGCTTATGTCAGGCATCATTTATCTCCATCGAGAAACTGCGCTGGGTCTAGGGCGCGGATGTCCTCCCTCGCAAGCAACACCATACTTTTTGCGGCTTTCTGTGTCTTGAGCGGCAAGTATTTTGTGCCTGTGCTATCCATTACGTCGTAGTCCTGTATGATCGTAGAGCAAACTTTCGCCGCCCCCTCTAGCGCCCTCTTCACGGCGGCTTCGATCTGGGCGCGCACAACGTCCTCGCGGATATAGGTCTGTGGCGGCTCATCTTGGCGAACTGTGTAAGCAATCTCTTTGTCGCTCACTACGTCCAAATGCACCTCGCCTTGTTCAAGTGCGTCACTCATGTCTTGTCTCCTAAAACGATGTAGATATTCACTGGCGATGGCTTGGGGCGGCGTTCAATGTAAGACCAATGCGGGCCAAGGCGCACATTGAACCAGCGCCGAAACAGCAGCGCAAACCAGATCGGGACAGGGATTTTCAATGCGGGCACTCCTCACCTCTCTCCCACCAGCGGTCAATCGGCGGCTGCCGCTTCGGCGGCTGTTCCAGCGGCGCCGCGTCGGGCGTCCTGATGCCGATTTGCTTTAGCTCTTCCTCCAGCCACTTTGGCATTGGCTCGTCGTAGGTCGCCATTGTTCATCCTCCTAAACACAGCCGTGAAGGCCTCAATAATCGCCCGCTCTATCTGCTGCTCTGTCACGTTGGATCTCCCGCTTAACAACGTCAATAAGGTTCTGTAGCTCGCGCGCCCGCTCCTTGTTCCAGGGCGACTTCGCGTCAAGCTCGATGATCTGCGCCACGCGCTTCATGCGCTCCAGCGTTGCGTCAATCCCAGTCATGGGCGCGCTCCTCAATCGTTTCGATCATCGTGCGGATCGCCCAAGCGGTGCAATCCTCGGCGGGCTTGCCGGGGACGATCTGCCACACGCGGAAGTCGGTTGCGTCTGGCTCGTATGGTTCGTCGGCCCAAGCGTCGATCATGACCTCAATCACGTCATCTTCGCTGGTGACGAAGCCATCGCCAATGTCGCCCCATGTGCCTTCTGGCGCGCAGAAAGAACCTTGAAAGCGGTGGTGAACGATGAAGAATGTTTCTGGGTAGGGTGCTGGTTTCATTTCCGTTTCCACTCCGTTTGCCGCTCACTGACGCGGCGGCTGACCACTAGGCCGTCAACTTCCATCCGCCGCAGCACGTCACGCACAGCTTTGTAGTAGACGCCGGAGTGCTCGCAAATCCACGGCTGGCTCTTGTATTCGTTGCGCGGCAAGACCTTCAGGATCGCCTCGATCCTCGGCTTCACGCCGGCGTCAAACCGTGTGCGCGCACCCGCCTTGTTCTTGTCCAAGTTGTTCTCCGGCAGGCCAGGACGATGCCCCTCGGCCCAAGCCTGCTTGCGCATCGCCGCGCCAATCAATTCCTCATATGTCATCTGCGAAACCGCTCTTACGAACCGCGATGATGTTAAACGTGCCCCGGCCCATGACCATGTCGGCAGGCTTCTGCTCGCGCTGGTGGTGGACATCAATCAGCCGCATCTTCTGCAGCCGGCGCACCTCGGCGCGCAGCGGGTCTGGCAGGGCGCTGTAGCCAATTACATTGCTGGCCACCACGATCTTGCTGCCGACTGAGGCACTCTTTACGGCAGCCTTTAGCTTTGAGACTGTAAGCATGTTTCCCTCACAGACAGTAGATGACGAGGATGCCGCAGGTGAAGATGGTGAAGCCTATGGCGTCTAGGATGAATGTCATGGTGGTCTCCTTGGTTGGGGTGGTGAGGGCCGAAGCCCCCGGTTGTCAGGTGTGTGTCAGTTGACACCACGCAGGCGTGGCACGAACACCTCACCGAGGTGGTCGGCATCGTGGTCGGCGGTCGTGATTCCATAGAGTCGATCCTCGCCGGTCCCATCGTAGTGCTCGCGCAGCAGGGCGAGCGCCTCGTTGGCATTCGTTGCATTTCCGATATTGATGCCATCGCGCGGGTTGATGCTGTCAAATACTTTCATCTGTCTGTCCTCCTTGGTTGGTCTTATCTTCTGCACCAACTATTGCATATACGCAAAACACCCGTCAACCCACAAAATGCACAAACGCAAACTTTTTGCTTGCCGCAACATTCTGCGGCGTTAGTTTTGTCTGAGCCGCCCTGTGGTGGTGCTGCTACGGCTGTATGGGAGTCCAGCCGCCGAGCGCCGGGAGCGCCAGCAGCACCTCCAGAGCGCGGCCGTGGTATCAATCGGTTGTCAGATGACCCGCATGGACCGCTTCTTGCCTGCGCCACAGCCCGAAGCTGGCCGCGCTCAACTGGTCCGTCCTCTCCTGCGGACACCACGCCGGTTCCTCCCCCGGCACAACTGGACCGGCGCCGCAACGCGCCGGTCTTTTTTTATCGCTTGACATTGCGCCTCCGCAAAGCGTAGCGTTGGCGCAAATCACAACGAGGGTAGCATGGTCTACACGATAACAGAGCTGAAAAGCGTCCTCGACGGTCGGCCGCTGAAGGAAATTGCAGAGCATACAGGCATCCACCACACGACGCTCTGGCGGCTGTGGCGCGGGCAGCAGGAAGCCCGCGAAGGCACGCTGGTCAAGCTGACCGACTTCGTGCAGGGGCGCGGGTGATGGTCGCCTACTACAACGAGATCGACAAGAACGCGGCGGCATGGCTGCGCGAGCTTATCAAGCAGGGCCACATTGCGCCGGGAGACGTGGATGAACGAGACATTCGGGACATCAAGCCAACTGAGCTGGCTGGATATGCTCAGTGCCACTTCTTCGCAGGGATCGGCGGCTGGAGCCTCGCCCTGCGCCTCGCAGGATGGCCAGACGACCGTCCTGTTTGGACGGGATCATGCCCTTGCCAGCCTTTCAGCGCGGCAGGCGCAAGAGGCGGGATGTCTGATGAGCGGCACCTCTGGCCGCACTGGCACCACCTCATCAGCCAGTGCCGCCCTGCAACAGTCTTTGGCGAGCAAGTTGCAAGCAAAGACGGCCTCGGCTGGCTCGACCTTGTATCGGCTGACATGGAAGCAACGGGATACGCCTTCGCGGCAGAAGATATATGCGCTGCGGGCGTCGGCGCCCCGCACATCAGACAGCGCCTCTGGTTTGTCGGGCTGGAACACCCCCAGAGCAACGGACGGGACCAACGGCGGACCCAATCAATCGGGCGGGGCGTTGCCAGCGGATGCGGCGCTCTCGGGCTGGCCGACGCCGATAGTGAACGACACAACGGGATCAACACACTGCTACAACGGCAAGAACCCGGACGGGACAAACAAGATCGCGTTGAAACTGCCGGGAGCGGCGAAGCTTGCAGGCCCAGCCCGACTAACGGCTTCTGGGGAGATGCTGACTGGCTCTACTGCCGGGATGGAAAGTGGCGGCCAGTTGAACCCGCTTCACAGCGCATGGCTAATGGGTTATCCTTGTGTTTGGGATCAATGCGCGGAGCGTGCATTGGCGAACAAGAGGAACCGTTAAATGCCAAGGAAGCCATTAGATTTGGGCGCAAAGCCTTGCAAGTGCTGCGGGGATTTGATGACCCGGAAGCGTTTTGGCTCTCGGTTGGAGGACGCATCGGCTTTCCGCAAGCGACGTTTCTGCTCGCTGTCATGTGCAAATACTCGCGGGAATTGGGGATCATCACCGACAGCGAAACGTCGTGCGGCGAACAAGATGGCCAAGCCTTTTTGCGAGCGTTGCGGGGACGCGCATCACAAACTTCACGTTCACCACAAGGATCAGAATGTTCAGAACAATTCACTAAAGAACTTGGAGACGCTTTGTCCAAGTTGTCACAAGATAGCGCACAACACAGGGAACTTATGACATCTTTGGCAAGCTACACGGCTGGGCCTCTGGCGCAAGGAACCAGCAACAGAGTGGGACGACTGCGCGGTTACGGCAATGCCATCGTCCCGCAAGTCGCGGCAACGTGGATCGAAGCAGTGATGGAGTGCGCATGATGGGCGGCAAGGCATCACGCGACAAGGGCGCCAGCTACGAGCGCGAGATCGTCAACTGGCACAAGGCACGCGGCGTGCCGGCCGAGCGCATCCCGCTGTCTGGGGCCGTGAAGGGCAACTACGCCGGCGACCTGAAGATCGGGCCGACGCTGGGGCTGGTGGCAGAGTGCAAGCGCCGCGCCCGCGGCTTCGGCACGCTCTACGCTGCTTTGGAGCAAGACAACAGCGACCTGCTGTTCGTCAGAGACGACCGCAAGGAAACCTTGGTAGTGCTGCCGCTGCAGACCTACGAGGCAATTTTGGACTGGTTGAAGTGGACCAAAGGAGAGGAATGATGCAAGTTGAAACCATACGCCGTGCGATCGGCCAAATCTCGGACGCAGCCGACATGCTGGAAGCCGCCCTGCGCCGTGCGCAGGATCTGCTGCAAGATGATGAATGCCCGAAGCCCTATGAGCAGTGGGACGAATACGCCGAGCAGGCAGGCTTTGCGGCTGGCGAGATCAACTGCGGCGATTTTGGGCAGCAAGTGACCGCCACAATCGACGCGCTTGAGCTGCTGGCGCGGGAGGTGTGAGATGGGTTGGGAAGAAGCATTCGACGCATTCGAGAGCCTGTATCGCGCGCGAGATGAAATGCAGTCGGCGCTAATCAGCGCCCGCCGCGTCCTGCGCAAGGCAACCGCCTCTGAATATTGGTGGGCCGAAGCAGGCTACAAGGCTGCTGAAAGCCTGCTGACCCAAGACGAAGACGAGCGGCTGCAGGATGTAATCGACGCGCTCGATGACCTTTGGACGGAGCTGAAAGATGGCTAACGGCTTCGAAAAGCACGGCATCGACCACCTAAGCGCGTCCAGCTTGAATTTGTGGACTAACGATCCGGCTCTCTGGGTCATGCAATATCTGCACGGTAAGCGGACCCCGATGGGGCCAGCCGCGTGGCGCGGCATATGCATCGAGGACGCCTTGGTGCAGGTAAAGCTGGGCAAAATGTCGCTGACCGACGCCTACGACTACGCCGAGAAAAAATTTGACACACGGTATATGTTTGGCGACCAGGACAGCACGCGCGAGCGGGCCAACCTGCGGCCGATGCTGGCCGAGGCAGACCTCGCGCTTACTGAGTTCGGTAAGCCAGAGTTTCCCGAGGAAGGCCAAGAGAAGGTCAGCATCACCGCCAGGGGCGACGACTGGTCGATCCCGGTGATCGGCTACCTCGACCTGGTGTTTCCGCAGTATGGCGTTGTCATTGATCTGAAAACGACAACGCGCATCCCCTCGGTGATGTCGCCAGAACACCAGCTTCAGCGCGCCATCTATGCTAGAGCGAAGGGCGGCAACATGGCGGTTAAGTTCCTTTACGTTTCCGGTAAGAAACACGCCATTTTAGAGGACGGCGATCCGGCTCAGATCCTCGCTCAGGCGAAAATCCAGATCGGGCGCATGGAGGCCTTCCTGCGCCACACCGACAAAGACACCGCCAGGCAGATCGTGCCGGTCAACCCAAACAGCTACTACTGGCGCGGCGCGGAAGACCTGCGCAAAGAATTTTACGGCGTCTGATCCGTAAATCCGCAGCCGGTCGGTCACCGGCGCAACAAGACAAGAGGTCAAAATGTTTCAACTAGACACTGGTAGCCAAGGTGGTGAAGGCCCGTGGGTGGCGTGGAGCGCCCGCGGCACTCTCGACGGGACTGTTCCCGCAAAGTCATTCTTCATGCGCGAGGGATCGACGAAGACGCAGATCGACGCATTCGCCAAGGGCGTCGTCCTCGACATCCACGCGCTCAAGACAGGTTGGCAGCGTAGCGACGGCACGCCCGGACAAGCCCCAGAATGGCGGTGGAACCCGTCGCCCGCGCAGATGATGGCCAGCCCCGGCGACGATTGGAAGAAGGGGTTCAGCGTGCGCTGCGCCCTGGGTGGCGGGCAGACGGCCGTGTGGGAGCAGTCGGGCGCCGCAGTCTGGGATGCGCTGGTTGGCCTCGTGCCCGCCCTGCAGCAGGCGCCAGACAGCACCAGCCTGCCGCTCGTGCGCCTGACATCGACCAAAGTGCAGCAGTTCAAGAAGGGCAGCACGATCACCCCCGTGCTTGAGGTCGTGAAGTGGGTGCCGAGGCCCGACTGCCTCAAGGAGGGCATCGCGGCAGGCTTCGCCGCAGAGCCAGCCCCGGCGCCAGCGCCCAAGGCCGCTCCGCAGCCCGCACCAGCACCACAGCCGGTGATGGAAGATGACCTTGAGTTCTGAAGAGGAGCGGAAGCTCAAGGTGATCTGCCAAGCGGCAGAAGATGCCAGCGGCATGACATTCAAGATGTTTGAGTTCTGCGGAGATCCAGACATCGACGGCTTTCTGCGCGGCCTCACGCTCCTGGTGGTGCTGACGGGCAACCTCTTGGAAAACACGCCAGAGGATCTGACGGACGAGCATGTAGATGACCTGTGGGATCTGATCTGCGACATTACCGACCAGATGCCGTGGAGGCGAGCAAATTACGCCGTCAACTGACAACGGCAGGCGCCGGGCAACCGGCGCCGCCAGACACATTCGGAGGGCGCCATGACGGCAACACAACTGCAGCCAGATCAGAACACAATCAAAAACTTTCTGGCGGAACTGACGAAACATTGGCACGAGCTGGGCGAAGACGCCGAGCTAGAAATCCGGTGCCTATTCCCAGGCAAGCAGCCGCACGCGGCGCGCTTTGCCGCCACCGACATCGGGCTAGAACTGGCAGCCGATCACGCCGAGGTGATGAACGGCCACAAGCTCAACGTCTACGCAGTCATTAACCCGCTGCGGCCAGGCATCCAGGCAGGCAAGGCGGCCACGGATGATGACGTGCTGGCCGCTCGATACGTCTTCGCAGACGCGGACGACAGCACCGGCATGACAAACGTCCTGCGCTTCGCCGGCCCGAAGTTCACGATGAGCGTGAAGACGGGCAGCAACCCGACGACGCGCGGCCACGTTTACTGGGAACTCGAAGACTGGTGCCGCAACCTGCAGGCGTGGCGCGGCGTGCAGTCGGCCATCGCCGCCAGCCTCAAGACAGACCCAGTGGTTATTAACCCAAGCCGCATCATGCGCGTGGCGGGCACCGTGTCCTGGCCGACCGAAAAGAAAGTAGCCAAGGGCTACGTTCCCGAATTGGTAACTTTTCGCACAGAGTTTTCTGACGACCGAGATCCAGTGCCCTTCGACCGCCTGATGCACGTATTCAAAGCAGCCGCGCCGCTCGATGTATCACGGCATGATACGCCCGCCATTCAGATCGACCTCGGGCAGCAGGCGATGGACCGAGCCATGGCAGAGGCCGACGTTCTGGCGGGCAACAACTGGCACCACAACGTCGTGCGTTTGGTCGGCTCTTACGTCTCCCGCGGCCTGACAGACGCCGAGATTCACAACCTGACAGACCGATTTACCCTGCAGGGCTACACCGTAGAAGACACCCGGCGCGAGGTGCAGACCGCCATCGACGGCGCCAGGGCGAAGGGCTGGACGCCGCAGGAGGCGCCGATAGCGCAGCAGATGCGGGAGCAGATACCGCAGCAAAAACAAGAGCCTGCGGCAGAGACCATAGAAGATGTGCGAGAAGAAAAAGAGGACTGGCCGACGCCGGTCAGGCAGTTCAACCCGGCCGAGTTGCCGCGCCGGCGCTGGGTTTATAGCAACTCATACATCCGGCAATACCTGACAGTCACGGCATCCGCCGGCGGCATCGGTAAGACCAGCCTGACGCTGGCCGAGGCTATCGCAATCGCCACCGGGCAGGACATCCTAAGAGAGCCGGTGCGCGAGCAAACCAATGTCTGGGTTATCAATCTCGAAGACCCTCGATCGGAAATGGAGCTGCGCCTCGCAAGCTTAATGCAGCACTACAACATCAAGCACGAAGACATTGCGGGCAAACTGTTTTTGGACGGCGAGGATGACATCGAGATCACACTGGCCGCCGAGACAAGAGACGGCATTCTCAGGAACGACGCGTTGCTTGACCACATGGTGTCAAAAATCCGACAGCACAGCATCGGCTGCGTCATCGTTGACCCTTTCGTATCAACTCACGCAGTCAACGAGAATAGTAATGTGCAGGTGCAGCAGGTGGTCGCCATGCTGCGCAGGCTGGCACGCGACACAGACTGCGCAGTCCACCTCGTCCATCACGTCAGAAAAGGCAACGGGGACGACGCGACAGTAGACAGCATCCGAGGCGCAAACGCCCTGATCGGCGCAGCTAGAGCGGCCCGCGTCATCAACCGAGTATCTGTGGACGATGCCATGAAACTCGGCTTCGAGGAGCACGAGGCGACCGGGATATTTCGCATAGACGACGCCAAGGCAAACCTCGCAGCCCCGGCGGAAAGGGCAGTCCACATGCGGACGATCGGCGTGCAGATCGCAAACGGGGAATACGTCGGCACCGTCACGCCGATCAAGCTGCCAGATCTGTTCGAGGGCATCACGGCCGAGGCGGCGATGAGGGCGCAGCGGATCGTCGGCAAGGCAGCCGAAGACAGGCCGCTCAGAGAGAGCCAGCAAGCCAAGCAGTGGGTCGGCCACGCGCTCGCAGAGCTGCTCGGCATCGACACAGAAGACAAGGCCGGCAAGGCCCGCATGGCTGGCATCATCAAGCAGTGGGTCAAGACAAAAGTTTTGGCAGTCGAGCAAGAGCACGACGCAAGAACTGGCAGAGACATCAAGATCGTCACGGTGGGCGACTGGATACACCGTGAGGAGGCGGGCCTGTGATACCGTCAGAGAGGGAGACCAACCCAGAAAGGAAACCAAATGTTCACTCTAGCAGTCTTGCTCTGCGGCACCATGCAGTGCGTATCAGCAACGTCAGGAACGACGCACGACACCGAGGCGGCGTGCAAACTGGAGGCAGAGGCGCTCAGGGCGCGCGGCCTGCAGCTCATAGATCGGGGGCAAATCGAGCCACACACATTCGACTATCAGTGCATCAAGTGGGGCCGAAAACTGTAAGAAATGACGATCCACACCTGCGCGAAATAGGTGTGGATTTGGTGTGGATGGGTGTGGATCAGAACTGCCAAAACCACATCCACCACACCACCCCTATATGGGGTGGGGTGTGGTGTGGTGGTAGATCGGCGGTGTGGGAGTGTGGGTGTGGATGCGGTGTGGGAGATAGGTCGTGACAGAGGGTAAGGCTAAGAGGCCGCGCAGGCAGAAGAAGGCAGATCGGATGATCTACCCTGGGGCTTCGGCTACGGACATTCGGTGCGACTATGCGCTCGCGCCGTTTGATCGCCTCGCCAACGAGATGGACCACAAGTGGGGCATCGACAGGCTCGTGGAGCTGGTGCCGCCGGAGATGGCTGAGAGATATGGCAGCGCCATGGCCAAGCTCAATGAGGCCATCGACAGCGGGGATGCCGAGCAGGTCACGCTGCGGGCGGGCGTCTGCATACGGGGGCTGCAGGCAATGGATCGTAAGGCCACCGAGTTGGGCGCGCAGCCAGCGTCAGACGAGCTGTGGCTCGTGCAGGCAGACGGCCGGCAGTTCGGGCTGCTGCGCGACGATAGGGGCTGGCAGCGCGCGCTCGAGCGGCATCCAGGCATCACGCTGCTGACCGAGCGTGAGATGGTCATGGCGATTGAGGCGTGGCAGAAGACGCAGGCAGCGCAGATGGTGCTGGCAGTCAAAGACGCATTCCCGGGCGCTGCCGTTCAGGCAGCCAAGGACGACAACCTACAGGACGAGATACCATGGTAAGCAGATCAGACATTCTGGACACCGCGAAGACATACGTCACGAAAGATCGGGCGGCGACACACGGTGATGCCGAGGATAACTTCCGGCGTATCGCCGCGCTGTGGAATGCCTACCTGGAGCCAGAGGCGCCAATCAGCTCGGCAGACGTGGCGGTGATGATGACGCTGCTAAAGGTTGCGCGCATCGCGTCCAACGAGGGCAACGCAGACAACTGGATCGATGGGGCCGGATACCTGGCCTGCGGAGGTGAGATTGCCACAGAGCGCGTGGGAGCGGGCGCAGAGGCGTTCCGGTTGGCGCGGCAGGTGGACGCCGAGGATGAGGAGATGGGCTTCTATGAGGCCTCTCAGCGCCTCTGAGGGGGCGCCACGCAGACACGGCGTGGGTCGCCTGCGCGCCCGCGCGCGTAGCGGCATAGGTCCAGTCTCGCAAGCGTTTTAAGTCCAGAGCGTTGCGGCGTCGGCATAGCTCGGCGGTATTATGCAGACCAGATTTGTAAGTCATTGATATTGCTAGGCAGGGCTGTATGCATAGTCGTGATTACCGGAGTTATGCGCTTAACGGCAGCGCCAGACTGGCCGGAAATCGGCCAGACCCCCCCCCGGCCCTGGGCCGGCGGCGGGGGCGGCTGTCTCAGAACGTGACAGACATACGCCTTCCAAAATTTTTGCAACTCCCCCATTGCCAAATCTGCCAATAAGCCATAACGTAAATACGCAAACCCAAGGAGAACCAGCCAATGCGCCAGACCTGCCAGAACCACCCTGACCGCCCTGCCGCCGCGCGGGGCATGTGCATTACCTGCTACACGCGCGACCGCCGGCGCCGCTTGGCCGGTGCGTCGTTTGTTGGTCGTCGTCCGACTGGCCGCAATGACGCGATTGCGTTGCGCTGTGTTGACGACTGGCTCGATGCCTTTTGGGCGAAGGTGGACACGTCGTGCGAGAGCGGCTGCCACGAGTGGCAGGCTGGCTGCAATAACGCCGGCTACGGTATCTTCCATGTGGCGGACGCGACGTTGCTGGCTCATCGGCTTTCGTATGCCTTGGCGACTGGGCAGACGGACGCGCAGGTTGTTATGCATGTGTGCGATAATCCGAAGTGCGTGAACCCGGCGCACTTGCGCGGTGGCAGCTATGCGGACAACATGGCCGACATGGACGCCAAGGGTCGGCGCAATGTCACGCCGAAGGTTGGGGCGCACTTGCGGGATCGTGTGTCGCATCCTCGGGCCAAGGCGGTTGTCGGCCCGGCTGGTCAGTTTGCCAGCGCGACGCTGGCTGCGGAGCGTGTGGGGGTCAATGATCGGACCATGCGGGCGTGGTGCGGTGCTGGGTTGCACGGCTGGTCGTATGTCTGACCCCCCCCACCCCCCACCTTGCAAAACCGCAATGCCTGCTCTAAATTTTTGAAAATTCTTGCACCCCGAGGAGGACAAGATGCCAGGACGCCCGTTGGCTCGGATCATCAAGCCCATCGAGGCCTTAGCGGCTGAGCAGGGTCTGAGCGGCCCAGAATTCGTGTATGACTGGATTGCCGGCGGCGGGACGATCACGAGCCTGGCCGAGAAGATCGGCACGCAGCGCGAGCATTTGAGCCGCAACCTGAACAAGTATCCCGAGTATGCCTCGATCATGGAAGCTGCGCGCAAGATTGCCGCGGATGCCTTGGTTGAGGAAAGCAAGCACCTGATTGACGCGATTGCCGAGGAAGCCAAGACGAATGAGGCTGCGCGGTTTTCTGACCGGGTGCGCACGGTGGAATTGCAGGCCAATCAGCGCAAGTTCATGGCGGCGAGCTACAATCAGGATCGGTATGGGAACAAGCCGTCTGCTGTGACGATCAACTTGGGGGACTTGCACTTGGAGGCCTTGCGGAAGGTGCGTGTGTCGCCCGAGCGTGTGATCGAGCACGACGATGAGTAACCCCTTCGAGGAGTTCGTCCAGATCTACGCGAAGGAGCCGGTTCGGTTTGTCCGTGAAGTTTTGGGCGCTGATCCTTTGCCGTATCAGGCGGCCTTGATGATGGACGTGGTGAACGGCGAGCGGAAGCTGTCGGTGCGGTCTGGCCACGGCACTGGCAAATCTAGCTGTGCCAGCTGGATCATGCTGCACTATTTGCTGTTCAACTACCCGTGCAAGGTGATTGTCACGGCGCCGACCAGCGGGCAGTTGTTTGACGCGCTGTTTGCGGAGCTGAAGCGCTGGATTGGCGAGATGCCGCCGAATTTGCAGCAGTTGCTGACGGTGAAATCGGACCGGGTTGAGTTATCGGCCGCGGCGGCTGAAGCGTTTATCTCGGCCAGGACATCGAGGGCGGAGACGCCGGAGGCGCTGGCTGGGGTTCACAGCGAGCATGTGTTGCTGGTGGTTGACGAAGCCTCGGCCGTGCCGGAGCCGGTGTTTGAGGCGGCGGCTGGCTCTATGTCTGGTCACACGGCCACAACGCTGCTGCTGTCGAACCCGACGCGGACGAGCGGCACGTTCTTTGAGACGCACAACCGGCTTCGGGATAGCTGGAAGACGTATCGCTGGAGCTGCATTGACAGCCCGCTGGTCAGCGATGAGTTCGTTGACGAGATGCGGGAGCGTTATGGCGCGGAGAGCAATGCGTTCAAGGTTCGGGTGCTGGGTGACTTCCCGGCGTCTGACGATGACGTGCTGATCCCGTATCACTTGATTGACGACGCGACGAAGCGTGACATTGAGGTGGACGTGGGCGCTGCGGCTGTCTGGGGCCTGGACCCTGCGCGGTTTGGTTCTGACCGGACGGCGCTGTGCAAGCGCGTGGGTTCGGTGGTGACTGAGGTCACGAGTTGGCGCCAGTTGGACACGATGGCGACGGTTGGGCGTGTGAAGGCGGAGTTTGATGCTTTGCCGCCGAGCCTGCGGCCGCGCGAGATTATGGTGGACAGCATTGGGATTGGCGCGGGCGTTGTGGATCGTCTGCGTGAGCTGGGCTTGCCGGTGCGCGGTGTGAACGTGGCGGAAAGCCCGAGCATGGGGCAGACTTATGCGAATTTGCGGGCTGAGTTGTGGAACAAGACGAAGGGCTGGCTTGAGGGTCGGTCGTGCAAGATCCCCGAGGATGAGCAGTTGATCGCGGAGCTGGCAGCGGTGCGTTATACGTTCACGAGTGCGGGCAAGCTGCAGATCGAGAGCAAGGAGCGGATGAAGGCGCGCGGGTTGCCGTCGCCTGACTTGGCGGATGCTTTGGTCTTGACGATGGCGGGCGATGCGGCGACTGCGATGGGCTTGGGCGGCTTGAGCTGGCAGAAGCCTTTGCGCCGTAATTTACGCGGGATCGCTTAGGTGGTATAAACCTCGTGAGGTTCTTACGGGGTTAAGGCATGGCTGACGGCATTTTCGACTTCTTCGGCCCGGAAGCTGGTCAGGCACGGCGGCGTCGGCTCAGTGAGCTTGGCGCTGACGCGATGTATTACATTCCGCCAGAGCTGCGCGGGCTGATTGAGATGCTGGGCGAGGCGAACCCGGTTTCGGGTGTCGGCCGCGCCGGCCAGGCTGCGCAGGAGCTGGTCGCGCCTGGCGTTGCGCCGCTGGATCGAGTTGGCGCTGGCGGGCGGATGTTGTCTGAGATGGCTGGGGTTGTGGCGCCAGCTATGGTTGCCAGCCGTGCGGCGATGCCTGCGGCGCAGGCTATTCAGGAAGGGCTGATGGGCTTTTCGGCTGGCGCGCAGGATGTAGGCCGCGCGGTTGTGGATCGTTTGAACCAGCCGGGGCCGATGCCGACTGTGTATAGCAATCCGATTATGCGCGACCGCCCCGGCATTACGGCCTATCACGGCAGCCCGCATGATTTTGACCGCTTCAGCATGGAGAAGATCGGCACTGGCGAGGGTGCGCAAGCTTACGGGCATGGGCTTTATTTTGCTGAGAATGAAGGCGTTGCGCGGGGGTATCGGGATGCGCTTTCGCGTCCATATTATGCCCTAGATGACGGCTCAAAAGCCGCTGAAAAATATGGCGCTGATGTTATTGACATTTTTGAAAGATCTGGCGGCGATCCGAAAGACATGAGGGATACCATCGCGCGGATTAGGTCAATCGTGCAAAGAAATTTGGACGATTTCGGAGTAAGTGATGCATCTCAGCTTCAGCCTCAGTTCTATGGTGATTTATCCTCAACGACCATCGAGTTTGCCAATCGTGCTGACAATCTTGAAAAGTTGATAAATTCAGGTGATGTCAGGTTGGTTGACCCCGGCTCCATGTATGAGGTCCGCATCAACGCCAACCCCGAGGACTTCCTTGATTGGGACAAGCCGCTGAGTGAGCAGCCGCAGAAGGTGCGGGAGGCAGTCAATGACATCTCCCCCGTGAAAGTGTTCCATAGCAGGTTGAATGACGAATACCGTGCATACTTGGAGGGTCAAGGCGGCATTTTGGCGTCATACAGTGATAAAAACCGAGATGAGGCCGTGAGGCGGGCTATGGACTCTCTTACAGGTGAAAATATCGTGCGTAGCGATGTTCCGTCTGTGATCGCAAGCAAATTGCGCGAAGCTGGCATACCCGGCATCAAATACCTTGACGCCGGATCGCGCTATACGCTTGAAAACTTGCCTGACAACATCATCACAAGCGAGGCCCGGCAGTTTTTAGATCAGGCTGGTGGAGACCCGGAAAAAGCTCTTTCATTATTCAACCAGAGCAACCCGATAGACCGATGGGCTTCAAGTGAACGCGACGAAGTAGCGAAGGTGATTAAATCAGCGAAGAAGACTGCAACCCGCAACTATGTCGTCATTGATGATCGTTTGATTGATATTGTGCGCAAGTATGGCATTGCCGCTGCGGCTGCTATGCTGGGTGTGAGCCAAGCCGATTTGGCGCAAGCGATGGAACAGCAACCGCAGCCGCAAGGGCTTCTGGAGTAACGCACATGCCCCTCAAGAAAGGCTACAGCAAGAAGACCGTCAGCCAGAACATCAAGACTGAGATGAAGGCTGGCAAGCCGCAGAAGCAGGCGGTTGCGATTGCCTTGGACGTTGCGCGCCGCGCGAAGAAGAAGGCGAAGAAGTAATGAAATCAGGGCTTTATGCAAACATCCACGCCAAGCGCGAGCGCATCAAGGCTGGCAGTGGTGAGAAAATGCGCAAGCCTGGCGCGAAGGGTGCGCCGACTGCGAAGGCGTTTAAGCAAGCGGCCAAGACGGCCAAGCCGAAGGGAAAGCAGAAATGAAGACATATGATCGTGCGATGAAGAAGGGTGCCAAGGCGCCGGATCGTGCCATGAAGCCTGGCCTGACGCTGTGCAAGAATTGCCCGACGCCGAGCAAGTGCCGCGCGGCTGGGCGGTGCCTGAAGGCAGGCAAGTAATGGCCAGTGACCCTCGCCTAGCAAAGGCCGGCGTTTCAGGGTATAACAAGCCTAAGCGGACGCCGAGCCACCCGACCAAGTCTCACGTTGTCGTTGCGAAGTCTGGCGATGAGGTGAAGACGATCAGGTTCGGGCAGCAAGGTGTGAAGGGTTCGCCTGACGGGTCTGCCAGGAACAAGGCGTTCAAGGCCCGCCACGCGAAGAACATTGCCAAGGGCAAAATGTCTGCGGCTTATTGGGCTGATAAGGTGAAGTGGTAATGGCAATCACGACTTACAGCGAGCTGCAGACGGCGGTGGCGGATTTCGTCAACCGCGACGATCTTGCGTCGATTGTGCCGACGTTCATCAGCCTGGCCGAGGCGGACCTGCAGCGCCGGGTGCGTCACTGGCGCATGGAGAAGCGGTCCAGTGCCGAGCTGGACGCGCAGTATGCGGTGGTGCCGAATGACTGGGTTGAGACGATCCGGTTCTATCTGACGGACGGCGAGACATCGCCGCTTGAGCTGATTAGCCAGCCGGAGCTTCTGGACCGCAAGCGCAAGCGCGGCGCCACGGCTGGCCGGCCTGCCTACTACGTCATGACTGGCTCGCAGTTTGAGTTCTTCCCGGTGCCGGATGACACCTACAACGGCGAGCTGCTGTATTACGCCAAGATCCCGGCGCTGTCGGTGAGCAATACGTCCAACTGGCTGTTGGCAGACAGCCCGGATGCTTATTTGTATGGGGCGCTGGTTCACAGCGCGCCTTACTTGAAGGATGACGCGCGCATTCAGGTCTGGGCCGCGTTGTATCAGTCGGCAATCGACAATCTAAACGGCGCCTCCGACCGGGCGCGTCATAGCGGCACTGGCCTGCGTATGAAAGTGAGAGGACTATCATGAGCTTTTCCAACGAGTTTGAGACGCGCGTCCTGCAGTGGACGTTCACGACTGGATCACCGACCCGGCCGACGGCCTGGTATGTGGCGCTGTTCACGGATGATCCGACCGATGCCGGCACCGGCACCGAGGTGTCTGGCGGATCGTATGCTCGGACTTCCGTGACGTTCACGGTTTCTGGCGACACGGCATCGAACAGCGGCGCGGTTGAGTTCCCCGAGGCCACCGGCTCGTGGGGCACCATCACGCACATCGGCATTTACGACGCCTCGACCAGCGGCAACCTGATTGCCCATGCGGCTCTGACGGCTTCCAAGGCGATTGCGTCGGGCGACATCCTGCGCTTCCCGATCGGCGACATTGACGTGACGCTGGCCTAATAGCTCAACGGAGGCGCGGCTATGGTTGTTCTCGTAAACCGTGCCAAGGTTGGCACTGCCACGACCGGAACCGGGACGATCACCCTCGGTTCTGCGGAAAGCGGCTATCAGACGTTCGCTGACGCTGGCGTGACTGATGGTCAGGTGGTGCGCTATGTGATCGAGGACGGCACGGACTGGGAGATCGGCAGCGGCACCTACACCGCCTCTGGCACCACCCTGACCCGCACTGTCAGCGAGAGCAGCAATAGTGATGCGGCGATCAACCTTAGCGGATCGGCTGTGGTGTATGTCTCGGCTACTGATGCTGATTTTCGAGAGGAAACAGTAGGCACAATCGCATCCAGCACGCTCGACCTGTCTTCTGGCAACGTGTTCTCGGACGCACCCTCTGCCAACGTGACCTATGTGTTCAGCAACCCGCCCGCCTCTGGCACTGCCTACGGCTTCACGCTCAAGGTGACGCCTTCTGCGACCGTGACTGTGACTTGGCCTGCCTCGGTTGACTGGGCTGGTGGAACGGCTCCTGACGCACCTGCCAGCGGCGAGACGGATGTGTATGCGTTCTACACGCAGGATGGCGGCACCACCTACTACGGCTTCCAAGCTGGGGATGCGATGGCATGAGCATTGCGAGGCTGATGC